GTTTTCTTTTATTGTTTCCGAAACCAAAAACTATTTAGTAAAGCAAACCTACGAGGTAATTTCTTATGCCAACAAATTTACAGCCTAAAAGCACAGTAAGCGCAGTTATTCTACCATCCACAGGGACACATTCCGAGGTTGCAGATCTCTTAGCTTATGGCATTTATAATACCACGGCTTCTTTTATTAGTGGCGCTGTTGATCAAGTTGCCTACACTTATAATAAATTGGGCGGCAATGTTTTAGATTTAGAAATATCAACTAGAAATGTATACAATGCTTACGAGGAGGCTTGCCTAGAATATTCTTATTTGATAAACACACACCAGGCCAAAAACGTATTGTCCGACTTAATGGGAAATACCACAGGTGCTTTCGATCAGGATGGAGAATTTTCTGACTTTAGCAAAGGTGCCGGAGTTAAGCCCAATTTAAAGTTTCCACGATTTCAATTGGGATATGCTATGCATATTGGAAAGGGAGGTTCTGTCCACGCAGGGCTAGGATCGTCACAAAGAATATTTTCAGCATCCATAACTCCAGTGGAGGATCAACAAGAATATGATCTTCAGGCTCTTATCTATAGCGCATCTATAGATGGAACCTCTGGTGGTTCTGCTTTTACGGGATCAGTCGGCAAAAACAAAATAAGCATCACTAGAGTTTATTATAAGACTCCCGCCGCATCGTGGAGATTTTTTGGTGGTAATGCAATTGGAACAGTTGGAAACTTGTCAACTTATGGAACATATGCTGATGACAGCACATTTGAACTTGTGCCAAGTTGGCAAAACACTCTTCAGGCAATGAATTATGAGGAGGACTTACGGGTTAGAGCTTCACATTACTCGTATGAAATTAATGATAACAGATTAAAATTATTCCCACCACCAAATGGAACAAGTCCAGAAAAGTTTTGGGTAGAGTTTAGGACATCTGAGGATGCCTACGACGAGCAGGCAGATAGACAATATGGAGCGAACGGTGTCAACAACCTAAACACTCTTCCATTTCCAAATGTGCCCTATGAGAATATTAACAGCATTGGGAAACAATGGATAAGAAGATACTCTCTGTCTTTAACCAAGGAAATATTAGGACAAGTGAGATCTAAAATAGGAACGATACCAATACCTGGAAATGATATAACTCTCAATGGTCCAGCGTTAGTAAGCGAAGCAAAAACAGAGCAGACAGAATTAAGAGAAGAGTTAAAAGGCGTGCTTGATGAATTGGTTTATGGTAAACTAGCCGAAGGCGATGCAGAGCTTCAGAAGAATGTAGAAAGTGTAATGGCATCAATACCTTATGGCATCTATGTAGGATAAATAAATGGCCGCCAACAAATGGACACAGCCTGATCAGCCACCACCGCCGTTATTCGTCGGTCAAGCTGAGAGAAATTTTGTAAAACAAATCAATGATGAGGTCATTGAGAAAGTTGTTGGACAACAATTACTGTATTTCCCCATTGATATGGAAAGATCTAAGTATCACACTCTTTATGGGGAGGCGATCAACAAGACATTTTTGCCACCGATAAGAGCTTATGCTCTGGTCGAATACGATGGGTCCACAAGAACTCAGACGGAGTTAGGTTTTGACAATGTTTATAATATTAGTGTGCATTTTCACAAAAGAAGGCTGACAGCAGACCAGAACCTGTTCGTGCGCTTGGGTGACTTTGTGCAGTACGATCAAATGTTTTTTGAAATAGTCGATGTTTTTGAGCCAAGATATCTGTTCGGACAAGACAGCGATTTTGCTGACGGAACGTCATTAGAAGTCACCGCAGTTGGAAGACAAGCCAGAAGAGGACTATTCGATGCCACTTAATACAAAGACCAACACTCAGTTATCTTCATCTTATCCTTTGGCAGCTTCAAATATTGAAAGCATAGATTACGCCATGTTTAATTTTATCAACGATAATTTAAACATATACTGCGACACAAACCAGGGGTCAGAAAAAGTGCCCGTGTTGTTTTCAACTCCTGAAAGGGCTTTCCAAATAAAGAGTGATCCGGATTTACGAACAGAGAACGGAAGGACATTGAACCTTCCTCTTATTACATTAAAAAGAACAGCTATGAATAAGAATCCTGAAAATAAAGGTCGCTACGGGGTACACATTCCGCCTTACTTTGACTATTATAAACGTGGCGGATCTATAGAGGTAGCAAGAACGGTACAACAGGACAGAACAAAGAACTTTGCCAACGCAAACTCCATCAGAAAAACTGCCGGAGGTGACAACATCAATCATCAGACGTTTCCGGGGGAAAATAAAAATATAGTATATGAGTCAATCTCCATTCCAATGCCTACTTTTGTGGAAGTGACATACGAACTGAAATTGTTTTCAGAGTATCAACAACAGATGAATCAAATGATGGAAGTGATCACAACTTTTACCGGGGCACCCAGTGTTTTCAAGATTGAGAACGCAGGAAACCAGTATGAGGCCTTTATGGAGCCAGGATACTCTATAAATAATAATTTTGATTTAGGTTTAGAGGAAAGAAGGTTTGAAACAAGCGTAACCACCATGGTTCTTGGTTATTTAATTGGAGCCGGTAAAAATCAAAAGACTCCAAACGTCGTAATTCGTGAATCTGCTGCAAAAATTAAAATACAACGAGAAAGGTCTATCGTCGGCGATATTCCTGAGTTTAGAAAAGGCAGCAAAGACAAATATAGACCTTAAATACCTCATCCTTTCTTTACAGGGAGTTTCGATCTTTCCTCTACTATTTATTAAGAGCAATGAAGTCGGTATCTGTGCCATCTTGTTTGCTATTTTACTAGAATTACATCAAGGAGACCTTTTTGATGGCTGACGAAAGAAAGTTTAAGTTCATATCTCCAGGGGTTTTTATAAACGAAATAGATAACTCCCAATTACCAGAAGAACCTGGTGCAATTGGACCCCTGGTTATCGGCACTGCCCCACAAGGACCTGCCATGGTCCCAGTTACAATTAACTCTTTCTCCGAATTGGTTGAAACTTTTGGTGAGCCCAACGCTGGTAACCCATCGGAAGATGCCTGGAGATTTGGGCAACAAAGTGCTCCTTCTTATGGACTATACGCCGCTCAAGCATGGCTGAGAAATAACGCTCCATTAACTTATGTTCGCCTTGTCGGGGAACAAGCCACCGATGCTAACGCTGCTGGCTATGCCGGATGGAAAGCTGGAACGCTTAGTGCTACACCAAGCGAAGGTGGTGCTTTTGCTCTTGTCGCTTGGCCAAGTTCAAGTTTAAGTGTCGCCACCGCAAACGCTAACACTCGTGTTTCTGGTGCCGTTGCGGCAACTTTCTATTGTAACGAAGGTAGAGTTACGATTAGCGGTACGCTAGCTACCCCTCACACTCTTACGCTTCCGACAACAGCAAGCTCTTGTACGCTGATGGAAACAGATGCTAATGGTCACTTTAACTTAGTTTTTGATCCAAATGGAACCGGCGATGTCACATCACATGTGGCAAATGTTTCGCTTAATCCAGATGATAGAAACTTTATTCGTAAAGTTCTGAACACCAACCCAACAGTGGTTAACTCGACTGTTACGACACAACAGACTAGAAATGCGCAACAAGGTGGTGGCTTCTGGCTTGGTGAAACTTTCGAAAGACAACTTTCTAAAGTTGGCTCTGGTTCCATGGGAATTTTGAGTGACGGCATATTTGGATCGAAATTCCACATCGCAGTTTTTCCAATGAGAAACCAAGTTTCGACAGCCCAAGATCAGAATGATCATCAGTATGGCTCGCAAAAAGCTTCAACTGGTTGGTACATTGCGCAGGACTTAAACGTTGGCACAAACAATGCTTTCCAGGCACACGAACAACAAAAATTGTTTAGAGTTGAGGCTCGCACTGGCGGACAAAGTGTTCAACGACAAATTAAAATATCAATTGAAAATATAAAAGCACCTGAGGGTGACTTTGATTTGTACGGTAGCTTCTCTCTGGTGGTTAGAAATATTCGGGACACTGATTTGAATCAGATTGTCCTAGAAAGGTACGATTCTTTGAACTTGAATCCTTCTTCGCCAAACTACATCGCTAGAGTTATCGGTGATAGATATTTGCAGTACGATGTGACTACACAGACAAACCGTGAATACGGCACCTATGCAAATCGTTCTAAGTTTATTAGAATTGTTATGAATGAGGACATCGACAGAGGAACTTCCAATCCTGAATTCTTGCCATTCGGTGTGATTGGTCCTTTGACCTACCGTGCAGCACAGATTAATAGTGGTTCAGGTGGTTTGACCTCTTACGGTGCGACTGGACAGCTTAGTGCTAGCCGTGGTGCGCTGGCCAGCATGATTGACGGTGGCGATCAAACCTTGTTCGGTGAACTGGGAGGATATCACTCTGGCAGTTATGCAACAGTTGCCAACGAGAAGAACTTGCTTGTTATTTCTGGGGCGGTTGGGAACGGAACAGCCGGAAATATCACAGCCTCGTTTGTGTTCCCGACAACACCATTGCGTCGTCACAGTAACTGGGGTCGCCCCGGTGTGCCAATGAAGAACGTTTACTTCGGTGCTTGGACAGGAATTACGAAGGATGATCAAACTTTTAATCCTTCAGTCCTTGACACTTTGACCTCAAGGTGTAATGGTTTGCAGGGCACCCCTGCACCAACAGGACCTAAAGATGTTGCTCCGAATTTTCAGGCTAACATCAGCAACTCCCCAAGTCTTAATACCCCGACCATGGGACTTGGACAATCTGTTTCGGCATCTAGTGATCCCTTACAGCACGGTTGGGTCTTTACGCTTGATGACGTGATGCTCTCGCTCGCAGCCGATGGTCTCGGCGAAGGCTTTGTGCATATGTCGGGCTCAAGACAAAAAACTGTCAGTGTTAGTGCAATATCTGGCGGATACACTGGTTCGTTAAACAGAGGTTTGGACAGGTTTACCACGCTTCTTGCAGGTGGATTCGACGGTGTCGATATCACCGAGCGTGACCCCTTTAGAAACAGTGCTGTTGCTGCTGGGGTTACAGAGGAAAATAGCTCTAAACTTCACAGCCTCAAGAGAGCGATTAACATCGTGTCTGACCCTGATCAAAATCAATATAATGTGGTCACGATGCCTGGTGTTACGATACCAGCCGCAACTAACTATCTTCTGGAGAAAACAGAAGAGCGTGGCGATGCATTGGCCATTATTGATTTGGAGAAAATCTACACTGCGGACACTGAGAACACAGCTAGTAGCGCAGATAGAAACTCTTTCACAATTAAGCAGGCAACAGACGCCCTCAAGGCTAGAAACATTAACAACAGCTACGGCGCAGCATATGCCCCTTGGGTTCAGATCCAAGATACGATCTCCAATAGGCTTCTCTGGGCTCCGCCTTCGATTGCCGCATTGGGAGCTTTGTCATCCAACGATAGAGTTGCTGCTCCATGGTTTGCCCCAGCCGGATTCACCAGAGGTGGATTGTCAGAGGGTGCTGCCGGATTGCCTGTGTTGGATGTCTCTAAGAGACTTAGCTCAGAAGACAGGGATGATTTGTATGAAGCAGGTATTAACCCAATCGCTAAATTCCCGGCTGAAGGAATTGTGATCTTCGGGCAAAAGACTCTGCAACAAACAGCGTCTGCACTTGACAGAATCAACGTCAGAAGACTTCTTGTCTTCTTGAAGAGAGAGATCTCGTTCATCGCATCGAGACTCTTGTTTGCTCAGAACAACCAAGACACTTGGAATAGGTTCTTACAGCAAGCAACGCCTGTTCTGGAAAGTGTCAAGGCTCAGTTCGGTATTGATGACTTCCGTTTAATTCTGGACGAGACAACAACGACTCCAGACTTGGTGGATAGAAACATTATTTACTCTAAGTTAATTGTGAAGCCAACCCGCTCCGCCGAGTTCTTTGCCATTGATTTTGTTATCACTAACAGCGGCGCTGCTTTTGAGGACTAAAAAAGTTACGAGGAACTATTTAACTATAGGATTTCTTTTTCTAGGAGAAACTAAATTATGAGTCTTTTTTGGTCGAATGTAAATACTGATCCAAAACGCCGTTTTCGATTTATACTTCAAGCTGGTAACATTCCGGTTTGGACTGTTAAAACCGCTGAAAAGCCAAGAGTGACCGTCGGGACGGTTGAGCACCAGTTTCTCAACCACACCTTCAAGTATCCTGGCAGAGTTACCTGGGACAATATTACTATGACGCTTGTAGATCCAGTAGATCCAGACCTGGCTTTTACTTTTCTTCAGAAGCTTCGTAGATCTGGGTATGACTACCCCACAAGTGCTAACGTTCGTAGCACAATTAACAAAGCTGATGCAACTGGACCCCAGGGTATCGCTGGTGTCTCTATTGCACAAATAGATGCTGATGGTAGAGAGATCGAAAAGTGGAAGTTGACCAACCCATGGATTGTTAGCATTGATTTTGGTGGTGCATTAGACTATGCCGCTGAAGAAATGAACGAGATTAGCGTTGAGATGGCCTATGACTGGGCAGAACTAGTAAAAAGCGGAAATGAGGCAAGGTAAAACAAATTAAATTTTTGTGATATAGTTGTCTTACCGTGTTTTAGAAAGGTTGTATTATGAGTAGAAATAAAGGACGGGTTTCCCCGACAGAAGAGGACGTTCTAGAACAGGAAGTCCCATCGGGGTACCCGGAATATCCAAACCGTCCCCCTACTACAGATGACAGTGCTGGGTTTAACTGGACCAACCCAACATATTTTGTCAACCTGCCCAGCAAGGGTAGGTTTTATCCTCCCGGTCATCCAATGCATAACAAAGAAGCAATTGAAATTAAATATATGACAGCAAAAGAGGAGGATTTTTTAACTTCTCAACCACTGATTCGTAAAGGTATTGCCATTGACCGAGTTTTGGAGAGCGTCATTATTGATAAATCAATACATATTGATGACCTTTTGCTTGGTGATAGAAACGCTTTGATGATTGGTACGAGAATTACTGGGTACGGAGAAGAGTACAAGGTTGAAATAACTTGTCCTAAGTGTGGAAAAGAAAGTGATTATGAATTTGATCTAGAAAAAATCGGCACGAATGATTATGAAGAGCAAATTAAAGAACTTGGATGTGAGTTTACCCCACGAAACACTGTTTCAGTTGATTTGCCACTAAGTAAGGTTAATGTAGAGATACGCCTCCTGAATGGACATGATGAGAAGAATCTGACTGAACAAGCTAATAAAAAGAGTAAAAAGAACATGCCTACTAGCAACCTCACGGATCAGCTAAGAGCTTTTATTGTCTCGGTTAATGGTATCGATTCTCCCTTTGCTGTAGCCAACTTTGTTTCTCAGATGCCTGCCAGGGATTCAAAGTTTTTAAGAGATCTTTATGTAAGTATTGCGCCAAATGTTGATTTGGTGCAGGAATTTGAGTGCCAAAAATGTGGACACGAGGCGGACATGGAGGTTCCGCTTGGTGTGGGCTTTTTTTGGCCTGAGTGAAGATAACAAAGAGTATGTTTACGAGGAAATATTCCAATTAATCCACTACGGAAGTTGGTCCTTTAGAGAAGCTTTTAACTTACCTGTACTCATCAGAAAGTGGTTTATTCAGCGCATCGCTGCTGAAAGAAAAAAAGAAATGGAAGCCCGTTCTCAATCAACCCGTTAATCTGTATAAATAAAACATCTTTGTGGACTATTTATTATACCGTGGGGTGTCTTATATGAAACAGATAGATTTTGATAACGAGGTTCTTGACTTAGAAGAAGTCAAAAATACTTTAAATGAGAATATTCTCCATGTTTTTGCGGCATGGATCGAGTATCTTTTATCCAAAATGTTTAAGGGGCGTAGAGTCCCTGTTAGAGTTCGTGGGAACAGAATAGAGGTTGAAAGATTTACCGACGCTCTTGTAAACGAGAAAAGGTATATGGATTACATTAAGAAGTACGGCTTAGATGACCCCATGACCTACAAACAAAAAGCTAAACTTGATGTTGCCATAAAAAGATTTGAGCGTGAGGCAAACATAAATTGGCCAATAAGAAACTGATAATAGCACAGACACTCTTGCAGAGTAGCAGTCTTCTTGTACAAGTGACAAGGGGAGGTTTAGTCTAATGGTGGTTAAAAAAGGGGTTGAGTTAGGAACAAAACAGATCGTTGATCTGATTGCCAAACTGTCGGCCAAGCAGAAAAAACAAGTAGCTAAATCTTTGGGCATCAAACCCGGAGCCGGAGTAGTCTCATCCGCCACGGGTGCTGGCATTGCTACTGTTGGCGAGAAGCTTGTAGAAGGCGGAGTTAACGCTGCGGCTAAATCTATGTCTGAGCTTCAAACTGCGCTTGCGGCGGTCGAGCAATCAATGGGTGTTGACATTCCGGGTAGCATTGGTGAGCTTGGTGGTCAAATACTCAAACTAAGAG